TGACGCGCTCGGGGCGCAGCCAACACCACAGCAGTGGGAAGCCAGTCGGGCGCTAGTGTCGCGCAGGCGTGTTTCGATCCGATCCGGTCACGGCACTGGCAAGTCGGCGTTTCTTGCGTGGTCGGTCATCTGGTTCCTGCTGACCCACTTCCCGGCAAAGATTCCCGCCACCGCGCCGACTGCGCACCAACTGTCCGACATCCTGTGGTCTGAGATCGCCACCTGGCTGCGCAAGTTGCACGAGCGGTTCCCGGCAATGGCTGACGAGTTGCTGTGGAAATCCGAAACCATCGAGCTTGCATCGGCCCCGAAGGAATCGTTCGCAGTCGCTCGCACCAGTCGCAAAGAGAACCCGGAGGCGCTGCAGGGGTTTCACTCCGAGAATCTGCTGTTCCTGATCGACGAGGCGTCTGGCGTCCCGGAGGAAGTGTTCCAGGTCGCCGAGGGTGCGCTGTCCACCAAAGGCGCGTATGTGCTGATGATGGCGAACCCGACGCGCATGGAGGGGTACTTCTACGACTCGCACCACAAGATGCGCGAGTCATGGGCGTGCCTGCACTGGAACGGCGAGGACTCGCCGCTGGTGTCGCAGGCTTACGTCGCCGACATGGCGCGTAAGTATGGCGAGGACAGCGCGATCTACCGCATCCGGGTGCGCGGAGACTTTGCCGGCAACCCGGACGGCATCATCCCGCTGGATCTGATCGAGGGCGCGATCGGCCGCCAAGTGGAGCCGTTTGGCGGGGTCGTGTGGGGCCTGGACGTTGCCAGGTTCGGAGCAGACCGTACTGCGCTCGCCAAGCGGCAGCAGAACAAGATGCTAGAGCCGATCAAGTTCTGGCACGGCAAGGACACGATGCAGGTGGCCGGGCTGATGAAGATTGAATTCGATTCAGTCGCCAAAAAGCCTGATGCGATCTATGTCGATGTCATCGGCATCGGCGCAGGCGTGGTCGACCGGATGCGCGAGCTTGATCTGCCGGTTGTGGGTGTGAACGTGGCAGAGTCGCCGTCGGTGCGTGCGCAATACAACCGGCTGCGCGATGAGTTGTGGTTCAAGGCGCGCGAGTGGTTTGAGGGGCGCGACGTATCTATGCCGGACGATGAGCCGCTAATCGCCGAGCTAACGCTGCCGACGTACAAGGTTCTCAGCAACGGCAAGATTCAGGTCGAAAGCAAGGACGATCTGAAAAAGCGCGGCGTCACCTCGCCCGACCTTGCCGACGCCTTTTGCCTGACTTTTGCAATGGGCGGTGCGCCGATGAACAAGTGGCGCACGGCGATCAGCTACCCGAAACTGAACTACGCCTGATGGACATTCGCACCGGCAAGCGTCTGCACGAAACCTTCGTTCGCGTGGAGGTGCTGACCGCCGCGCTGGAATCGCTCACCAAGGCACTAGACGCGCAAGAGCAGCGCATCAAGACACTGGAGGATCTGCTGCGGCAGGTTGACCTACGAAGGCAGACGACACGCAATGGCAATCGACAATGACCTGCTAATCAGCATCATCGACGCTGCGGAGGAAGATTCCTACGGCGCCGACTTGGGCGACGAGCTGGCCGAGTCGCGTGCGCGTGCGCTGGATTACTACCTCGGCACGAACCTTGAGCCTGCGCCCGAGGGCCGCAGCCAGGTGGTCGATCGCACGCTGTTCGAAGTGGTCGAGTCGGTGCTGCCGTCGCTCGTGCGCATCTTTGCGAGCGGGGATGACGTCGCCAAGGTGCTGCCCGTCGGGCCGGATGACCACGAGGGCGCAGAGCAGACGACCGCCGTGCTGCAGTGGACCGTCACCGAGCGCAATCCGTGGGAGCAGATCGTCCACGACTGGGCGAAGGATGCGCTGCTGCTGCGCAACGGGTACTGCCTGGCCTACTGGGACAACTCCAAGCGCATCGAGCAGGAAACCTACGAAGGGCAGACGGACGAGCAACTTGCGCTGCTGATGCAGGACGATGAGGCGACGGTGCTGCGCCACTCGCAGCGGCCCGATGCCGAGCAGGACAAGCGCAACGCGCAGGCGTTCCAGCAGGCGCAGCAGCAGTATCAGCAGGCGATCGTCGCCTACCAGCAGCAGGCGCAGCAGATGCAGCAGACGGGGCAGCCCATGCCGCCGCCTCCGCAGCCGCCCCAACCCCCGCAGCCGGCGTTCTTGCACGACCTGATCATCGAGCGCCGCACGACTGAAGGCAAAGTGAAGGTCGTGGTGTTGCCGCCCGAGCATTGCAAGGTGGCGACCAGCACGCCCGACTTCACTTTGCGCGACTGCCCATACTTTGAGTATTGGGAAGATCGCACCTTGAGTGAACTCAGGGCGATGGGGCTGGACGTTGCCGACGACATCGGCGATGGCGACGATGACGACACCAGCGAGGACGACGTTCGCAACCGCTTCGCCGAGGACTGGCGCGACGGCGAGGGCAGCAAGGCCGATCCGTCGATGCGGCGCGTGCGTGCGCGAATGATCTGGGTGCGCGCGGACCTCGAGGGCGACGGCATTGCGCGGCTCTACTACGTGATCAGGGTCGGTAGCGAAATCCTCTACACCGAGCCTTGCTCGCGCATCCCGGTGGCGTCGATTACGCCGATGCCCATGCCCCACCGCCATGTAGGGTTGGGCATGTGGGATGTGCTTCACGATGTCCAAGATACCAAGACCGCGATCCATAGGGGTGCGCTCGACAACCTCTACTTGTCGGTGAACGGCCGGCATGTGGTGTCGGATGCGGTCAACCTGGACGATCTGCTGCAGGTGCGGCCCGGTGGCATCGTGCGGATGCGGCCTGGTGCGCTGCCAGGCGAAGGGCACGTTCTGCCGCTGCAGCACCCGTTCGCGTTCGATCAGATCCTCGGCGCGGTGTCCTACTTCGACCAGATCAAGCAGAACCGCAGCGGCGTCAACGAATATTTCCAGGGCACGGACGCTGACGCCTTGAACAAGACGGCGAGCGGCGTGGCCATGCTCACCACGCAGGCAGCGCAACGGGTCGAGCAGATCGCGCGGATGTTCAGCGTGGGCGTCGAGTATTTGATGTCGGTCGTGCTGGAACTGCTGCAGAAGCACGGTTCGCGCGAGGTGACGTTCAATTTGCGCGGCAAGTGGCACAACGTCCACCCGCGGGCCTGGTCGACTCGGCGCGATCTGCGCATCAGCGTGGGCGTTGGCGCGGGCAACAAGGATGCAATGCTGGCGCAGTTGACCAACATGCTGGGCGCGCAGACCTCGATCGGCATGCAGTTGGGGATCGCAACGCCGCAGAATGTCTACAACGCCGCTGCCGAGATCGCCAAGTTGCAGGGCTTCTCGCAGCCCGAGCGGTTCTGGTCTGACCCGGCGCAGATGCCGCCGCAGCCGCCACCGCCGCCGCCTCCCGAGGTGATGGTGGCGCAGATCGAGCAGCAGACGGCGTTGCAGAAGGTGCAGATCGAGGCGCAGGCGAGCGGGCAGGAAGCGCAGGCCAAGGCTCAGTTGGAAGCGCAGAAGATGCAGCTAGAGAGCCAGCAGGCCCAGCAGGAGGAAGCCATGCGCCTGCAAGTCGAGCGCGAAAAGATCACCGCGCAAGCGCAGGCCGACATCGAGGTGGCGCGCATCAAGGCGGAGATGGAGATGCAGACGACGCTGGCGGTGGAGCGGATGCGTCTGGAGACGCGCGAGAAAGACGACGATCGTCACGAGCAGACCGGATCGCAAGTCACGCAGATCGTGCAGGCGATCCAGCAACTGCAGGCCACGATCCAGTCGATGGCGCAGGAATCGGCGCGGCGCTCCAGTGGGCGCATCGTGCGCGACAAGACGGGGCGCGTGGCAGGGCTTGCGGATGCGCAGGGCCAGCCGATCGCGCTGCTGGAGCGGGATGCGCAGGGTAGGGCAATCGGAATCAAGCCGGCACAGAACATTCAGTGATTACCGAGCAGCAGAAGTACGAAAAACTCTGGGGCGAGCATGGGCGCTACCGTGTGGTGGCTCCCGGTGAAGTGCTCGCCGAGCAGTTCCTTGAGATTGCCAGGCCGCAGCCGCATCAGACGGTGTACGACTTCGGGTGCGGCACCGGGCGTGGCGCGCAGCGCATCAGCGAGCAGTGCAAGGTCGTCGCATTCGACTTCGCTGCGAACGCGCTGGATGCTGGTGTGACGGTCGAATTCGTGCAGCACGACCTGCTGGAGCCGATCGAGCGCCCGCTGGCCGACTTTGGGTACTGCACGGACGTTCTAGAGCACATCGAGCCGCACAACGTGGTGCGCGTGCTGTCGAACATCCTGACGGCAGCGCGGATGGTGTACCTGAACATCAGCACCGTGCCGGATGTAATGGGCGCGCTGATCGGTGAACCGCTGCACCTGACGGTCAAAGACCCGTTCTGGTGGCACGAGACGCTGGAGGGCCTCGGATTCAAGGCCAAGTGGTCGCACTACGACGACCAATCGGTGACGCTTTATGGGTCGGCCTACGCCACTGGCGAGGACTTCGAGGAAAAGGCGAAGCTGAACGTCGAGCACCAGCAGGTGATCGACAACATCAAGGCCAACCTGGGGCTGCGACTGCGCGAGATCGTGCCGCACAAGGTGCAGCCGGATGCCGAGGTGCTGCTGCTGGCTGGCGGGCCGTCGCTGGGCGACTTTGAGGCCGAAATCCTTGAGGCGGGCAAGCGTAGCGTGCCGTGCGTGTGCGTGAACGGCACCTATGAGTGGTTGCTGCAGCGTGGGGTGAAGCCTGCGGCGATGGTGG